GAACGGAGACGCTGGCCAGCGCCGGTAAGTCCTATCTGAGCGGCGGCAGTGCGGCGCAGATAAGGCCTGCACAGCAGCCGCTTCTGAATCACCCGGCACAGATCCAGAACGTGACCGATCTTCCGCGCAGCGGCATGCGCCCGATGATGAGTGGCGATACCAGCAATCACGATCAAGACATGCTCAAGGAGCTGAAAGGTATGCGCACCCAGCTTGAAGCACTGCTGGGCGTCACGAAGAAAAAAAGCGACACCGCGCCGGACAAAGTGGTTAACACGGCGCAACCAGCACCCCGCACATCATCAACCCTGAGCATCAGTGATCCAGCGCTCAACGACCTACTGCAGGACTAATACATGCAAAACGAAATTGACTGCCTTATGCGCGTGGATCAGGGCGGCGTAGTGGTAAAGAGCGGGGAATCAGATGCCTGGCTTGCCCGACTGGAAGAATGGTTAAGAACGCCGCAGGGGAGCGTTTATGGCCTGCCGGGATGGGGAAACACCATGCAGGACTTCAAACATGAGCCGGTAGGCTCTGAAACCGGCCACTTAACCGAAGTTGCCATTGAAGCCGCGCTGATCCGCAAGCTGCGTATCGATCTGCCTGGGCTGGGTCTGCGAGCTATCCGCTGCGCGCCGCAAAATGTCGATACCTGGCAAATAACATTCATTACATCTTACGGCCCGCTGGCCGTGTCCATGAACAAAAGTTAATCGGGGTAAATTGTGAGTATTCAGGAGTTACTGGAAAATTTTAACGGCAAGCTGCAGGCCAACAGCTGGTGGAGAAAGTTTACCAACAGCCAGTTCATTCAGATGATGGCCGTGTTTGGTGCACAGATTATCTATGCCGCACAGACTACAGCTGAGCGCGGCCTGACGGAGGGGTTTATCTCCACAGCAACGAAGCGCTCAAGCATTCTGGCCGCAGCCGAGGACCGCAATTATCTCGGTCACTTAATCACGCCGTCGTGGGGCAGTGTGAAGATTACCAATAAAACAGATGAAGACATTCAGCTACCAATCTACGCGGAGTTTCTGTCGAATGCACAGCTGCCTTACGTCACAACCGATGTGGTGATCATCCCCGCTGGCCGTAGCGTCGTAGTTAACGACGTCCGCCAGATGGAGCACGTTAACGTATCCTCTGCAATCGACGCGGAAGCACCGTTTTATACGGTAATGCTGCCGCGTGATATTACGGAGGAAACTGTCTCAATGGACGTGTTTGTGACGGAAAACGAGAACAAAACGCAGTGGCAAAATAACCCGCTGTTTCGTCTTTCCCGTGGCACCAGCCAGCATTACGTGCTGGTTTATAAACCCTCTGAGCAACTGGGCGTGCGTTTTGGTGACGGTGCGATCGGGAAGATGCCGAAGACCGGCAGTAAGGTTGATCTGGATGTGTGGTGCAGCCGAGGCGACACCACGCTGACGCAGGGCCAGAAGCTGACGCCAGCGGGTAATATTGCCGACATGAACAGCAAGATCGAAGTCGTGACCACGACGCCAATCACGGGCGGCAGCGGCTTTGAAAGCACGGAGGAAACGCGCAACCGGGCGCAGTACTACGTGGCCTATGACGAACAGGTAGTGTGGGGCGGTGACTACAAGTACTTCCTGAATCGTGCTGTACCGGGTATGTCGTGGATCAGTGCCTGGGGTGAGCAGGAGCAGGAGCTATCAACCGGCATTAAGTCACTGAGCAACATCAACACGATTTTCTTCTGTGGTCACAAGCCGGGGTACACACAGGCTGAGCTTGAAACCATGCTCATGACAGCTGTCACGTCCATTCCAAATGAGCTTAATAAGAACTTTCGCTACGTCCGGACACAGGAAGAGCCATTCACGATCTCACTGACCGCGCTGGCGAAGAAAAACGTCATTCTGTCAGACGCTAAAAAAGTCGTTCAGGAAGCACTTGAGGCCCGATTTGGACGGGATGCAACAACGTTTGGCGACAGCGATCAGAATGGCGTTGCAGCCGGTAAGCACTTCTCACAGGTGCAGGTAAAAGACCTGTGGCGCGTGATTGAAGAGCTGAACCTGTTTATCTCCTATGAGCTGACTCCGCATGATATGAAAACGGCCCTGCAACTGAATGATTTTATCTATCTCGATGTGGCTAACTCCACGTTTGATATTAACTACCTGTAAGGCACGGCCATGATCAGAAACTGGGTAAAAGACCGTCTTACGAAGGAAAAGCAGGGCTCTGAGTTATGGTCGGGGTTTGCTAACACGCTTCAGGGCATTTTTGAGGAAACCGTAGAGCCGATTCTGGAGCGTATTACCAACCGCAAAAGCTACTACACGATGGACAAGGACGATCTGACGCTGCGTATGAGCGAATATGGCCGCTTCTTCATTGTTGCGGAGACCACGGATACCAGCAGGCCCGTACTGCTGGCACAGCGCCTGGACGAAGTGCATTTTAAAGGCACCGATAAGCCGATTACCTCTACGTTCTGGCGCGAGTTCGATAACCTGCCGGTCAGCTGGCAGGAGCTGTATGCCCCGGTTGATCAGGAGTTGGCACCCTATGGCACCTTCTTCACCACAAAAGAAGGCCTGCCGATTGCAGAGGCGAAGTATGGCGAGTTCTTTCTGACGTCGCGGGCGCAAATCTCGGTGGCTCTGAATGAGCTTTATGGGCGTTATGGTTATCTGGAGCAGGGTGAAGCAGTTCAGAAGCTGCTAACGCAATTTGACCGTATCATTGCGCCGCTGCTGCCGCTTCACATCGTGTTTGACGGCGTGGCGCTCTTCATCTCGTTTGAGATGAGCGCCAATGCTGAAAACATCACGCTTATCAGCGCCGGTATCGACTATCAGGCCAAAATGTCTTACTCCGATCTCCAGTCCGAGATCAAAAACCTGCACATGGCCACACAGCATGGATACGATATTCCCGCAGTGCCGGTGCAGCAGGTAAAGCGATGCGAACGCTACGATATGTTTGCCGCAGACGCCTGGTGGAATGACTATCGCAGTAGGCCGGACACCCCGCCAGCACCCATTTATATTGCCAGTGCTGACAGCGATAGCCGCGCACGGTTATTTACTGATGGTGGCGTGCAATACATTGGTATTCAGAAGGGCAATAGCCAGGGCATCACAGCCACCAGCACGGACGGCAGTAGCGTAACAGTGGCTTTCCCCATTGATGGGACGCCGGAGTTTGTTCTGGTGCTACCCGACGACGGCAGCGGTACCAGCACGATCACCACGCTTTTTTATGAGCAATTTGTCGCGTAGTTGACCATCGGATTTTACGAACTCTTTACCCTCTGGCCTCTTAACTCTGAGAGGCTTTTTTATGGCTGATACTATCTCTGTCAGCAGCAAGCTATTTAAAGCGAAGCTGCTTGATTATTACTACATCCGTCGCGCTGAATCCTCCATCGGGCAGGGTAGCCGCTTCCAGATGGTCAAAGCCTACTGGGGCAAGTCAGCGCTCGTCACCAGTAACGCTGCTGGCGGCTGGAATATCGCGGACATTCCCTCAACGTTCAGCAATACCAATCTCGAAGGCAAATTCACTGAAACACCTTTGGTGCTCACCAGTACCGGCGCGGATATCTCGATCACTATCCAGCTGGATGAAGCCTTATTGCCTGAAGGCAAAGCCTATGACCTCAACACGCTGACGTTGGTGGATGGAGACGGTAACGCGTTTGCCGTGCTGTGTCTGCAGCAGGACTCCGTATTCCGTGGTAAGGCCTACCGCCTTATCGTCACCATTGAACAGAAAACGGCGTAATGCACATGAGCAGTAATGAAATTACCGATATTGGCGTTATGGCGGGCAAGGCGTATGGCACCGCGCCGCTGTCGGCGGATATGCAGTACCTTGAGACTTACACCAGTTCCGCGTTAAACAGAAAGCTGAAAGGCATTGTGCGTCCCGGTTTTTACCTGGGCTTCTCGCCGGTCGCCGGTTCCGGGCTGAATGTCGTTGTTACCTCAAAAGGGGCGGAAGGCGGGCAGGGCGCGGCCTCAATCGACGTGAACGCACACCAGATTACCGTGCAGCACCTGGCCGATCTGACATTGCCGGTCGTGGCGGGCAAAACTACCCGTATTGTGCTTGAAGCAAACTACAAGTTGGGTGTTAAGACTGACCAGGTAGATATCACCTCCACAGTTGAGGCCGCACGCGTATTTGCGCAGGATATCTCTGTAGCGCTGGAACCGAACCAGCTGGAGCTCTGCCGCGTGCTTGTGCCAACCGGCACCACGCAGGTTACGCAGGCTATGATCGTAACCAACTACCGTATTAACCGGCAGGTAGGGATCACGCTGGATTCCATCTACACCAGTGACGACGAGCTGATTGCGGCCAACCTTAAGGGACTAAAAATCCTTAAAGAGCTGATCGATAACAACATGGTTATCGCAAACAACGGCTCGGATATTCACGACAAAGCGATGTTCCGTAAAAACATCGAGCTGGATCAGCTGGTCAATGAGAAGCAGCTGGTAGCCAGTAAGAATCTGGCGGATGTGCCGGATGTGGCGGAGGCCCGTGATCACCTCGGCCTCGGTACTGCCGCAACAGCAGACCAGCAGACTAACCCTATGGATATGACGCCGGGGGCGCTAATGGCCGTGGGCGCGTTTGGTGTTGGCGCGCCGTCTCTGGTCCTGGATAGCAAAATCACCTCACTGGCTGACGTGTCTGTGACTGAGCAGAATGCCTTCTGGACACTGAGCGGTACCTTCAATGATGGCCCGATTGATCTTGGCAAAACCACGCAAACACTGCGTGGCCAGCTATTCAACATGCGCCGGAATTATGATGCCGACGCTGCACTTCTTCAGCTGCTGGTGGCGCAGGGTGGCATGATGTATCTGCGTTTAGCCGGTAAAGTTTCAGGCGACTGGGCGTGGTCCGGACTGTCAGACGGCGCGGATAAAAACGGCTGGCGGAAGGTGATGGACAGCGCCAGCATGACGCTGGCGGACCTGGTTAAACTGGGCGCGGCTAAAGCAGGCGAAAACGACGATATCACCAGCACAAGTAAGCTGACGAATATCAACACGCCGAAGCTGACGGTTTCAAAAAATCTGGACGTCGGATCTCAAATCAGCGCTGGATTCCGTATTGGTGTGATTCGCTCTGAGCCGTCTGTGCCTTCGATGACGTTTCTGAGGACCGATCAGCCGGACGATAAGCCCCCTGCATATGAAACAGACATCATGCAGATCGTTGGCCGTGTGGCGGCAGTAAGCGGTGATGCCTGGAGTGGCAGGATTCTTGGTGGCATAACTACCACGAACATGACGCATGGCGGCGGTAAAATTTCGATTGATGCGCGTACATCAACAGGTGTGATTGCGGCTCGCCTTGCTCTCAACAGTGGCGACGGCTTAGCCACATTCCAGGGTGCTGGCGGACTGGCTATCACCGGTGGCGGCGGTCTGTCGTCTGACGGCGCGGCCCTTATCACTGCAGATACGATTGCATTGCAGTTGAAGCCTAAAACCAAAGACAAAGCCTATTATCTGCGCGGGCGAAAAGCGGACAACACGCTGCACTGGTATATGGGCCAATCTGCGGATAATACCGATACCGTCACTTGGGGTAACTCTATCCCGAATACGTGGATTACGCTGTCAGGTGATGGCACTGGTGAAACCAACGTATCGACAATGAACCTCCGCAATAACGCTACTGTTGGCGGCAATCTTTCGGTGACTGGTGGTGCAGACTTTACTGGCCCGGTAACAGTACTGGCGAAAGGTGCGACAGCCGTAGGTGATCTGACTAATGCTGCGCTGGTGGTTACGGGCAGCAGCAATGATGGCACTCAGGGGATCACGGTTAACAGCTTTGCGCCCACAGTTACTTTCATTGACCGCGACGCGGATGCGGCAGGCTTCCGCTTAAGAGGCGATGGCAGCAGCCTGCGTCTTGACGTTGATGGCCGGGATAACGGCGTAACGTGGAATCAGAATATCGCGCTATTCAGCGATAAAGGGCATATGGCACTTGGCGGTGGCAGTGACAGCACTGGACGTATGCTAACAATTGGAAACTCCACACCCGGCAAAGGCAATCTGATAGGAACGACCCAGATTGCGGCAATGGCTTACGCAAATCTTGGTGCAGACGCGACAGTTCGCGGTATTGGTTTTGGCGTTGAAATGTCAGTGGGTGACGGAAACACCGGACAAAACTTGCCTGAAGTTGTTGAGTTCTGGGGTAACAGCACAGTTGTTAACACCAACGCCACTGTAGGGCTAATGTCGTCATTCCGCGTTTTTGACAAAGCCAATCTGAGTATTAAAGCGGCCTATGCATTTGAAGGGTTGATGACGCAACGTGCGGGATTAAATCGGTGGAACCTGTATATGCAGGGAACAGCGCCAAACTATTTGCGTGGACAGACAATTATTGGAGGAACGGACATAGCGCTACCTGACAGTAGGGTAGCTTTGTCAGTCAACGGCAGTGCCGATGTCAAAGGCGCACTAACTGTGTTTGGTGATGCATACATAAAATCATCGTTGAGTATTTTGTCTGCTAGCCCGTATATCGACTTTAACTCATCAACAGCTACTACAAATGACTACGATGCCCGAATAATCGTTGATGCGACCACCGCCAAAACGAGCGGTCAAGCAACCATGCATATCGTCGCTGGTAACATTAACCTGTCGGGAGTGACTAATGTAAGAAGTTCTCTAATTGTCGATCAAGATGCACATTTTAATAATGGCGCTTATGTAACAGGGCCATTTTATACATCAACGCATATAAATATTGGTAACTTCGGAACAGGTGCTTTTGCTGGCTCTGCAGCCTCCCTCAACA